GCGCCAAGGATGACGACATCGCAAGCTAATCCTCGGATTAACTTGTGGTGGAACGCGTCCGCGGCGGTACTCGGGAGGCAGGGAGCCACCATGATTTCGGTCATGGGGCCCTCTGCCAAGGTACCATCGCGTAAGCTCGTGCTTGCGCTCCTTTCTCTCCCCCCCCTTCCTCGAGCCCACGTCTGCATTGTTGAGCAGGCGTGGGAGGCGATCATTGGTGTGTCTGCAGCATGGCGTCCGCTCCCCACTCGCTGGGGAGGACGCTTGGCCAACAAGCGACTCATCGAGCTTCAAAAGCTCGCTGTTTGGCTGTTGACCTCATGCTGCAGTCAAGGGACCGGCGCCACCCTTGGGTGGCTCAAGCGCGCGGCTGCGGGGGCCAGGGACACTGCCATCACTGGAGTGCCTCTGGTCCCGGAGTCGCGCTACTTGGTCAGGAAACTCCTGATCGGAGACGTCTCTAGAGACGCCCTCGACCAGTTGGCCTTCCTGGGCCGGACTCTTCCACCTGGAGACAAAGTGATCCGGTCTCGTGCGCTTATAGCGCATCGAGCCGCACTCACTTCGTCCCCCACGGTGGCACCAGCCCTGAGGGACTCCGCACGGAGGTTCGCTACTTGGTTTGCGCGTGCGCACATCAAGAAAGCGGATCTCGTTGAGTCCGTCTTCCCCTCCCCGTCGGCTTCGGCCGACACGGGGAGAAAAGACGGAGGCTCACGTGAGGAGACCCGAAGGCAGCACGTCCGTTGGATCAGTGAACTCCCTGAGGAGTACTGGTCTCGTCCGAACGCGCTGTCCTTCATGGACTACAACGACTTCTTCCTTCCTTCGGAAGTGGAGTCGGTGCGGTCCAATCAGGGATCCGTCGACGTGGCTAGAGCCGCTGCTTGGAAAACAGCGACTCAGCCAGCGACCCACCGGGTTACCTGCGTGCCGGAGCGTGGATGGAAGCAGAGGATCGTCTCTGCGCCTCCATCCCACGTTGCGGTGGCAGGTTCGGTACTGAACAAAGCGCTTCTGAAGGCTGTTGCTCGGTACCGCCCGGCCTCGGACTTCCTCCGAGGTGACCGGCGGGAGGCAATGGGCAATGTGATGCAGGGCTCTAGGGCCGGGCAGCACATTGTCTCCACTGACCTCTCGGCGGCCACGGATCGCTTTCCCTTGGACCTCGTGAAAAGCGTGGTCCTTGGGTTGTGCGACGGATGGATCGACCTACCACCTCTCTGGTCCGAGGCCCTGTTTGCCCTTACTGGGGAACAAGGCCTCGCCTATCCTTGGGGACAGGAGGTTCAGTCATCATGCGGAATTCTGATGGGTTTAGGTCCCAGCTGGCCTATTCTATCAGTAATTCACGCATGGTGGGCTGAAACCTCCTTCGCCACGGTAGGATTGAACCCACGCTTTCAGCTCAGCACCTTCTGTATAGGAGGTGATGATCTGTTCGCGCGCTGGCCCCGTGATGTAGTGGAAGCTTACCGCTTGATCGTCACTGCCTGTAATGGCAAGCGATCGGCTGGTAAGGACTTCCTCTCCATCACCGGGGGCAACTTCACGGAGATCTCGATCTTCGTGAGCGGGTCCAATGACAAGTGGAGGTGGTCTCGGGCCATCCCCGTTAAGGGGCTCGTTGGAGCGTCGATCTCTGAGATCGGCGCCTCCTACGAGTCCCTTTCCTCAGATTCCGGGCGAGCGGCGAAGGGGCGTACTGTCATCAAGACATTACACCCCGACGCCTGGAGGGTCTGTCGCGATGTTGGCATCGCTCCAGATCTCCCGCGCTCGCTCGGAGGTGCTGGCTTGCCCCCCATCCGGGGGTCCCTGCAGCGGATTGACATTCCGCTCCGCCAGAGCACTGTTCCTCTGGGGCCACCCTCGTGGGTGGAAGCAGGCGACCCGGCCGTTTGGCAGGCAAGGAAGCACGCTGAGGGGCGGCTGACCGGTTCTTTGGAGCTAGGTTTGCTTCGCTACATCACTGTAGACGGCAGCCTAGACCCGAAAGACCGGAGGCGTAAGTTGGTAGTTGACCATTTGGCTGATCAAATGTCCTACTTCGCCAGAACGAGGGTCTTTTCGGAGACCCCCTTTCCTTCAGTCGCCACGGAGGTGGTGTCTCTTCGCAAGTACAGCCGTCTTGTAAACGGTTGGATTGCGAAGAAGACAAAGGGGGGAGTCCCTTCGCGGATGGCACTGACGAACAGAGTTAACTCTCGTTCGCGATTGCTCACCCGCGCAAGGGAGAACCGGGGTCGCTGGGCCCTTCAGCTTGCTGAAGGAATCCCGGACGATGAGTCAAATCATCGTCCCATCTTATAGATGAGCGATCCCGGGGGTGGCCTACCTGCCGTAAGGCAGATACCGGCGCGAAGCCGGCGGTGGGGCCCCGAGTCCTTGGACTCGGTGGCC